AACATCTGTTGGAAACCACCTTGCGCTGGGGTATCGGCACCAACACCCAAACCTGGACCAACCATTTGTTTCTCAATTGGTGAAAGGTTGTTCATGCGACCGGTATCATACATACGGTTTCTCATGTTGAGAATCTCCTGACCACCACTTCGTTGTTGGCGACCAATGTCTGCGAAACTCGCCATCTCCATCTTTTGGGGAATTTCAACGCGTGGCTCAAACTCATTTTCAACGAATTGTGGGACTGGGTCCTCATCATAGACAACTTGTGGTTGTTGAACAACTGGCTCTGGTTGTGCTTGTGCTTGTGCTTCGGGCTTGTTGCTCAAAGCCCTACCAGCGTAAATTAAACCAGCGACGGCTGCAAGTGAAATGGGATCGGCCATTCTTATTTTTTAGTAACATTTTTATTAGCGTATCTTTGTTGAAAAAGTCCGTTCTGGAGTTCCGCTCGTGTACTGGTTGGCTCATAACTCATGGTACGGAGAGGCACTTTGCACTCCATATTGGAAAGTGGAAAGAGGTTGCGCTCATAGGTTGGAACAATAACTCTACCAAAACGGGTAGTTGATTGTGGACGAAGTTGGTCACTCACATCAATGTACTGCGCTGGAGAACCCTTACCCGCCATGTATGGAGCTGTGCCATAGAGCATGGTGTTTGGGCGGCACCCACCACAGTTAATAGAACTGGGCTGAGGGTACACGAAGACTTCTTCCGTCGCTTTCACTGCTGGGAGAGCACCCGAATTCTGAACGATCGCAAGACCAGGCTGAAGTTGGTATGCCATTTATTATTACATGAGAATATTTATAATCTAAGCTGGGCCAATGCCATGACCTCTATGAGAAACTCGGCTATCACCCGCTGGATCAAGTCCGGCAAACGCTTCAAGCTGAACACCACGGGCATTTGGATTACACAATTCTGGGTTTGATCTACAATCACGCCCATTTTTTGGCCCGTAGCACCATTCCGCGAATGAAGTTTGGTCGCCTGGAATTTTAGAAACAGGCGCTGTCACAAATTGACGAGCCGCCGCATTGCGCTGGTATTGGGGGAGGGCTGAACGAGAACGCCCCGCATCATATGGAATACGGTCATCTAACATACTTTTGACAATTGGCTTAACAGTTGGGTAGTAGCACGCTTCAAGGCGGTTAGGGGCATCTGTGTAATCTGTAATGAGGACATTACCCATTGGGTTGTCTTGGGTTGGCATTTGGCAACTACTTGATGCCATTCCATAAGTTTCCTTAACCATTTTTGACTTGTAAAGAATATAAAGAACGCCGAGAACGGTACCACCAAGAACAAAGATTCTTGGATCACGACGAATGAGATAAATAGCACAGCATGCGTAGATCACAAAACGCGATGCTGCGTTAATTCTGTCTTCTGGAGATTGATCGCGATTTGGCCAGAACTGCGAGACTTGATCAGCCCGGATGAGTTGCTGAGGATCGTCAAACCAAGCCTTCATTTAGTATAGCACGAGGTTTATTTTTTACCCATACCCCCAAGCATACTGCCCATCATCTTCATGAGGGCATCTTGGTCAATCTCACCACCTTCAGTCTCCATCTTATCCGCACAGTCCTTTGCGATACCCTCAATGAGGCTGAGGGTCTCGGCTGGGATAGCAGTAATGGTAGTACCCAACATGTAGAGGGTCTGGAGGTATTGCCATGTAGCAGCCTTGGTATTGGCACTCATACGAGCCCAGTAGCTCTTGATGTTGAGGTCCTTGAGCATTTCAATCTTTTCAATTTCCTCGAGGATGAACTTCTCATCCTTTGCAGAGATCCTGTCAGCGTAAGGGGTCACACCCTTCATAAATCCATCAACGATAATGCGTGGATTCGTCTTCTTGAGCATTTCAAAGGATGTAGTCATCTTCTTGATTCCGGTTTCATCTGGAAAAGTCTTGTGCAATTCCACAAGAAATTGGGAAAGCATGTCATTGAACGCAGTGACAGACGCCATTTTCTTATTCGTAGGGTTAAATCTTTAAGTTTAGAAAGGGTCGTTAGAAATAGCCTCTCTCTGACCAAGACCATTCGCGACGATAAAATAGACAAGGATCGCATTTAAGACCGCTGGTTTGGTATATTTATTGAGTTCTAATTTGCCCTCGTTATTGAGTTGGGCCTTAAGGTGAATGTAACCAGCGGTGATGGCCGCGGCGATGAGGGCGGCGCTCATGGGGTCTCGGAGATATTCGGACAGATCTTCCATTTAATTATACGCAGTTTTTTTTACACGCTGTTCTGGGGCATCCCCAAAGAAGACATCCTCATCCTCTTCCTCAATTGGTTCTGGCATTGCTTCTGGTTCGGTGGGGATGGCATCTGTCACGGGTTCTGGTGCTGGGTCTTGGACACCTGGAACAGTCTTAAATTCGTTTTCAAGACCCGTTGGTTGAACAGGCTCTTCTTCGGCACCCATCATTGGCTCGTCTTCTGGAAGTGGTTCGGGTTCTGGGAAAGACTCTTCAGCGGGACCATCAAAGACATCTGGATCTTCACCATCGTGAACCTCACCATCAAGATCAATGTCACGCATCTCAGCAGATTGAGACATGTAGGTCTGGAGGATTTCCTGGACTGGAATGAGCTCCTTCACAGTGGCCTCAATGCAGACAGAGAAACGACGAACCAATTGTTCATCACGAACATATTCACTCTGTTCTTCATGGAATACATATGGATCCTTGTAGAGATCCTTGGCAACATTGTTGTAGCAAGTTTGAATGAAAACCTCATTGCTTGGCAACTTGAGGCTGATCTTCTTGTTATCCGCCTTGAGACGAACGGCTGAGAGAATCTTGGTTGATGCAACAAAGACTGCCGCCAAGAGATCATTGAACCAAGCACATCGGTTCGCGATGTTATCACTATGTTGCTTAGACATAGCGTTAGACCAGTTTGGCACTTCCTTCAGCAACTTTTGGAACATAATGAGGGTCTTTCGCCCTTTGGAGAGCTTGGTCGCTTCATCATACATATCCTGGAAAACTTCAATCATAGGTGGACACATGAGCATGTGAAGTTGTCCCATATATTCGCGTTTAGCTTCACATAACACATTAAGATTGTCCATTTATCATTGAGTGTGTTTTTAATAGTGGCCGTCCTACGCACCTCTCCTGTACTTATCTGCCATCTTTTTGAGATTCATGAGGTCTGGGAACTCAGTTTCATCGGGTTCATTCACTTTCTGCTTCACCTTTTTGGGTATGATCCATGAGACATACATATCATAGTCACTCACAAGTCGTACATCAAAACCACCCAACTTAAGCTGTCGCATGATGTATCTCGCGGCCGCACCCCTATCAAATGTAGGATACCCTACGACAAATGTTGGGACTGTGAGAAATACCTGTTTATGTCCCAACTCCACCGATTGTTTAATCTTTCGTGAAAACTGTTCATATACACGAGTGTATATCTCTTTCTTGATCTGTTTTCTCTTCTCATCAATTTTCGTCACATCATTGATGCTGATCATTATAATTGCTTCAATTTATTTTTAGCCATTTCTAACTCACCTTGGGTTGGCACAGCAGCCTCCTTCACAAGTTCATACTTCACAAAGTCTTGCCCACCTTGACTCTCAACAAATGGTGAGACATCGGAGACTGTCTGAACATCAAGGGGTTGTGATCGGAGGGACACCAACTTCACTTGTCCATTTACAACTTCGTATGACGCAACAACAGAGAAACCAAATGCGAAACCATCATTCTTGACAGTCATAAACATACACTCATAGATAGCCTTGTCGTCATTCACAAACTTTTTGACCGCTGTGGTTTCAATGATGTAGGTGCAGAGCCCTGTTCGCTTCGCAATTTCTTGGTTCGCTTGGAGAACAAACTCCTCCATCATGTCATTGTCAATATCGGCTTCCGCCTGACTGTACCCACTGAGGTCTGGTCTGGCGTCATCAAGGCGAATGGATCCGGTTGGCTTTTTGTATCCTGAAAATCCAAAGACTTCGGTGAATGGTTCGCGTCTCACTGTAAGTAACAGGACGATGGCAATAAGGACGATCGTCAAAGACCAGTTCA